TTAAAGCTTTAATGACTGTACGAGGGAACGGCTTCCCCATATTACCGATTAAAGCGGTGAGTACATCGTCAACGCTAGCACTTTCACACCATACGTTACCTTGCAATAAGAGTTGATGAGCATTGTCAGCCGTAGCACTTGTGCCGTCTCGTCCGTCCTCACCTTTATCACCTTTAGGACCTTTCAAAGCCTCTAATTGTTCGGCGGTGAAATCCTCATAGCGGAATGGGTCACCTTTTGGCCCTTGCGTACCTCGTTCGCCGGGCAATCCTTGCGCCCCCGGAATAACAATATCAATCACTTTCGGAACTTTTGCTTTAATTTCCACATATTCAAAATTGTTTGTATCTTCCATAATTTACCCCCTAATGTGCTGAAATATCATGAACGAATTTCATATCACCCATGACAATTTTAATAAATTCATTCCCATGAATAAGGAACACATCATATTGACCGCTCCTATAATTGCGGCCTATGTTCTTAGTTGCCTCGGCTGTGATTGTGCAGTAAACGATATTCTCGTGAATCACACATTCAGCCTCGGCCAATAATTTGCCCTGCACGCTACGCACTTTCATAACCGCCGTGCAGTTGCTTAAATCAAAATCGGCACTGACCTCGTAACCTCTACGATAGTCCGCGCCGATGTGTAATGTTTCTGGCTCGTTTCTGATAAAGTTCATTTTGCGACTCGCTTATTCAATTTCTGTAACTAATACCCCAAGCATTTTATTATTTCCTACTGGCATTGTAACCACATCGTCAAAGAAATATTCTGTTTCTGGAGCGTCATCGTGATTTGCAGTTGCATGAGCTACACTAATTTCTGCATATATGCCTATTGTGCATTCGTCGATAAAAGAGTAATAAAAGAATATACAACTACCCCTAGTACCAATGATACAAGACGGCGTGCTTACAGGGCACACTGCGATAGGTTTATCGAATTTATATTCTGCGATTTTAATATGGCTTCCAACAACACCCCAGTAGCTGTATGGTTCGTATTCTTCTGGCGGGTAGTTTTCACTGCCTTCTATATATCCAACTCCCCACTGGTTATGTGAAACATATTTTTTGACAATATCATCAACATATATGTATTTTTTGATTTGAAGATATTTATTTGCCGATGAAAAAATTAATTTTTGATGTTCATCATACACTTCTAGGCCTTCATTACTTTTCTTATAATCAGTAGAATACACGAAGCATTTAAAACTATGAGGGCTTGAAGGGCTATGTCTAACACCGCACATAGAAGAGGTATCGGCAATTCCATATGTGTCAGTAAATGGTCCATATCCATTAAAAATACCTTCTTGATAGCTTGGCGTTAATAATTCAGTCTCGTTTTCTGTGATTTTTAACATGAACCCTTTGTTAAAAGCGTCTCTTCCATTTGGGGCAACAAAAACCAAATCATCTCCTTTTTTGTTGATTACAAAATGTGGCTCGTTATAACTGTATATTTGATACCCGAACGCACCTTGTGTAGGGGTTGTTATAATCTCTTTTAATGCTAAATTTTTAAAAGAATCATTGATAATGGTTGTTCCCTCTGTATTTGATACTCTAATATACTCCATAGATGATTTTGTACCTCCTTGTATTAATCGGAATAGCTGTATTTTCAATCCTATAAAAAATTTGATTATCTTTAATATCAATTTGTATAGGTTGAACCATAAAAGGTTTATTTTGCTCGTAAGATATAACAGACGCGAACGCAAAAATTTGCTCATTTTTTTGTTTTTCAATAGTAATCACCCCGCTATAATCTGTTACTATATGTGTGCCTAAAAATCGCGTTAATGTCGAGTTTAGGCTTAACATTAAAGCTCCTTTTTTATCATATATATTAAAAACCGCTTTAGTTACTCCCATATGCCTATCCTTACCCTTAACTGATTGTTTTCATCAAATACTTGAATCAAGTCATCACTAATTTCAACCCGAGCGCCACTCGTTTTAGTTCGCAATGTGCCGATTGTACCCGTGATAGTTGATAGACTATCAACTTGCATTTTATCAGCAGTAACAGCTCCAGCCTGTATCATGCCTTTTGTAATGACATCATTATCAAATAATGCGTCGCCAGTAACATGCAATAATTTGCCGTCAATGCGTGTACCTGCTGGGCTCAAATTAATACGGCTCACCAATTCTGCGCCGTCAAGGCTATTCATAGCCTCTGTTACTTTTAACTCAATACCGCTTGAAATCTGCGTGATTTGTGAATTTATATTATTCTGATAGTTTCTCAAAGTGCGCTGGTACGCGTTGCCAAGGTTGATTATCTTGCTACTCATACCATCAACAGTAGTCTTGACTGTTCCGACTTCACTCTTTAAGTCATTTACCGCTTTGTCGATGCCCTCTAGGCCTAGACTTTCCATATCGAGTAGGGACTTATCGATTTTAGCTTTTACGGCTACATTTTCGGCGCTACTGCGTGGCCCCTCTCCGAACATGTCAACATAGGCAACTTGTACAGCGTATACGCCAGCCTCGAGCGGTACATTGATAATGTTCGTAGTGATGTAATACACATTGTCATCAATATATACGTTCGCACCCTTGCAATTGACTGGAATCGGCTCAAACGTAACGCCTATACCGCTGATATTGGCCGTCGCTTTGACTTTCGTCGGCTGCTTTGGTACAGGTATGTTATACGTCAATTCGGCTGGTGCGCCGTATCCTTTAGCAGGATTATGAGCGATACAATACACTTTAGCGGTACGTTCCGTTAATAGTGTGCTGAATGTGGTGTTATTACTACGTCCAATTAGGCCGTCATTTTGCCCTGCGTTGAGGTCTAATCTGATTTCATAATAATCTACATCGGCATTTCTAACTTCGAGCCAATTGAAATGTGCCATATCGCCGAATGAAACAGAAAAGCCCTGCGGTGCATTCGGTATTTCACTTTTCATTTCAACTGTAATGCTTTTAGTTAAGCCCTGCGATGTATTGCCATGCGTGTCTTTTACTTGCAATTTCACATCATATGTATGCCCTAATTCGCACCCGCTAACTGTGATAAGGCCCTCACCAGCGCCGCCGTATTTCCATGTGCCGCCTTGCTCTCTGTACCACAATTCAACTGTATCGAGGCTATTGATACGAGGTACATCAAATTGAGCCACCACGTCAAAGGATAATACGCCGTTGCCGATTTCGTAATATTTGGTATATAGCGCTAAATTGCTAACCTCTGGGATATAGTAAGGCACTATCTTATACTGGTAGGCTTGCACTTCATCAAGGCCTTGCTCATTCGTGCCGAACAGGTTCATTGATGTAAACTTCAAATATACTGTTTTCCCTATATCTTCCTTTCTATAAGAATGGCGATATAGCGCCTCATCAATCCGAATGAACCGCGTACCGCTTGCGTGGTCTGTTGGTATGGTTGCATATTGTCCGCGTACTAATCCAGTCAGTTTATAGCTGCCGTCGGTTTGTAGCTGTGCGCCCTCATAGCTTAGAGCCTCGCCGTCAATCCATGATAGGGTATTCGCACGTTCGGCGTCGATGTGTGTGCCACCTTTTATGCTGCCTTGATTAAGTTTTACACTTACGCCGTCGCCTGTATTAGACAATGCGGTAAGAGTTCGCCCCATGCGAGCCTGTTGCGTGATAGAACCTACTCTTGCATAGTTCTCATCGTTGTCTGATAACCACACGGAACAGCCGCCCCAGCCGCTTGGCGCATTTACGCCGATAAATACTTGATTACCGCCAACGTCGCCGACTGTTTGGAATATTGCCACATCATTGACGCTAGGCGCCTCTTGATTGTAATCCACAAAAGGCCGCTCGTTTTCATGCACGTCATAACGTGCTGGCGCGTATGTCCCTGCTGGCTTGCCCTCAGCCGTGAATTCAAGTTGCCCGTCGGCTGCCTCATTCACTGCGGTTATAACTACAATTTGCTTGTTGAGTTGACAAGCCTCATCTGTGAGCGTTACAAGGTCGCCAACTTCGAGCGTACAAAAGGCCCAATCTAGCCTAAAAGTATACTGTGTTTTTGAATACAGACGTTTCATGGCTAATTGCTCCGCATAGTACTGCGCTCTAGCCTTTGTATAAAGGTAGTGAGCCGTTTTCTTTGAGGCTGGCTTGAGGCCGTTCTTTTGCACGTCCGCCACTACTTCAAAAGATACTGTTTCTTTCTCGTAGCTATTGGCGCGGTTAATGAATTCGACTGTTGCCTCATTGTATGCTTCGCTCGTATCCTTGCGCTTGTATAGAATAAGTTGGCCGTCTGTGCCTGCGATAAAATCATCGGCCGTGAGGTCATATTGAATTTGATTTTCTGGCGTCCAATCGCCTACAGGCTTATCGGCCAAAGGTACGATTTTTAGGCGGTCGGTACTCCAAAATACAAGGCTGTTAGTAATCTCGGCTATATCGTTGATAATACTTTGAGCCTTGGCGCTCTTTTGCTCGGGCGGTGTACTGATTAATATATCGGCCGCTCTACAATAGGCCCGATAGTTCTCAATGCCCTCGATTTGCACATCGGCCCCAACTGATTGTAGTACATGCTCGATATAGTCGGCTGGATTTACGTCAATTCCGTCGCCTGTATCTCTGAGTTTACCCATAATTTCAAAGTTGTATTGTGGTAAGCTGCCACGCTCGCCCAAATCAACCACTCCAGCCATGTAAGCCAATCCGCTATATGGTAGTGCTTTGTCTGGGTGCTTAGATACCATGTAAGGCCAAGGCGCTTGACCTTGCTCACCATTGAATAAGGTAAGTTCGATTTTTTCACTAGGATAAGTATATATTTCCTTATCTCGCCATACCTTTCCGATGCCAGCGATAGGCCCCTCACACAATGCAATAGCCGCCGCCACTGTATATGTATAAGTAATTTCGGTGTGTTTTGAGCCGCCGCCTTTACCTGTTCGAGTGGTGCTTCGATGCTCATGAGCTGTGAAATCCTCATAGTCGATGATATTGCCACTAACTCGAGTAGTCCCTAATATTTCTGGGACTACTTCGCCATAAGAGGCTGTATTTATTTGAAAATCGGCTATCATGTCGGCGCGGGTTGTAGTATTTTTCCCTCTATGAAATAGAAAGCCCATTATTCACACTCCTCTCTGTAGCGATATACTGCTCTTAATCGTGAACGGCCTTTTTTATCGAAAAATAACACATCATCAAGTTTTGAAATAATCACTCCATAGTCAACAAATGAATGTATTACAAGCCCTTTCCCTATATATATGGCGCCGTGAGAAATACATCGGCCATATTGATATAGTAGGAAGTCGCCAATTTCAAGCGGTGCGCCCTCTTTCACCTCATCAGCTACTTGCTGCACATACTTGAGGTATTTCTCATCAGAATGGTGTAAATGCCACTCGTTTGAATAGTCCTCTATGTCAATTCTGTCGCGTTTCATTACTCCGCTATCAACAACTGCCGCAACGAGCAAATAAGAACAGTCAACGCCTACACCTTTAACCATTGAATTATTGACATACGGCGTACCTAACCATTTAACAGCCGCATTGGCGATTTTCTCGCCTGTTGTTAATTCATTAATATCTGTCATCGTATGCTCTCCTTTAGTGGAACGTAAGGGGTAGCCCTGTTTCTATTCCAGTTATTGAATTTATTCTTGCACTCTGTAGGCGTCTTATTACAGCCAGCGTATATATAGAATTGGTCGCCAACTCTTGGGCTTACTTCGAGGGCGCTCATATACAGAATTACGCCGTCATTGCTTTGTAATATCTGCGTTGATTGCCCCGCCATTGGGCCAGTGAGCCAATCTATACCGCCAGCCGTGTAATAGCCATTCTCAAATGGAATATCTATTCTTATGGAATTGGCACCGCTGCCGAGGCCTGTAACCTTGCCACTCTTACGGAACCGCTTAATATCAACACCGCACTCCTTAGAGTACACGCTGAAAGGGCATTGAGGATAATATCGGCGGTTAGGATATTCAATATTGAGCTTTTGCACGATTGATTTTACATTTAGCTTTAATGTGAGGCCGCCGCCTTGTGTAACCTCACATAAGCCAGTGAATAAACCAACTACACCGATGATTTTATAACTATCGTCAAAAAACGCTCGGCGTAGCGTCATCTCAGCGCCGTCGAATCCACCATTATGAGCCACGGCCATAATAGGGACGCCGCCTATTGTATCCTGTTCATTCGTCGAAATGCTAACAGTCATTTTATCAACGCTTACAGTGCTGTTTGTGGTTATCTTATCCCTTACAATAATAGGCCCGTTACTCTTATAGACTTGGCCGTTATAAGAAACGTCCGCGTCTGAATCGGCCCAATAGTAAGAAACACCACTGCGCAAGCGCAACTCGTAGAGGTCGCAACTTACGAAATACTTATCATTGTTTAGGTGCTGCCTTAGCGCCTCATTTACTGCTTTCATGATTGCCCCCTATCGAGTTGTTACTAATTTGAATGTTTTCGATTTGTAAACATCGGTAAAAATATACTCGGCCGTCATATCGCCGCTAAACCGCACTAACCAATAGTAGGTATAATCTGCAGTTATAACTGCATTCAGTGCTACTGTCTCGCCTTGCGCTAACTTTATAACGCCTTTATCGCTAACTGCACGAATCGGCGTACCATTGGCGTATAGTTTCAAATCCTCAACATGATAAACAGGCTCGAGGAAGTCGCCGAATTTTCTCACGGCTTGCCATGAACCCTCTGAGCCTGTGCCGAGTTGTATGCCCTTTTCTTGATTGTCCTCGGGGTCTAACCACAAGAAAGGAATTGTACCTCCCTTTGTCTTGGAATAGAACCCCATGAGTTCCTTATATTCCGCTGGCTTTAGTACCTCGAAATCTGTCGAAATCGTATATTGCGGATATTTCCACGTTGTCATGGTCCGCACCTTACCAGAGCCAGTTGTCTTGATTTTAGTATCCCATTTTTGTATTTTTTGAGATTTCCACCCCAATGAAATAATCTTAGGGAATTTCAATAAATCTGCCATGCTACCACGTCCCCGCTGTTGCTATGAATTCCCTGTCTTGATTCACAAGGAATTGACGTAAAGCCCTACCGCCTCGACTTTCGAGGAATCCGCCAAAACTTTCGGCGTCAATCGCATTGATGTTGATAGTAGCGCCGCCAGTGCCTGCACCACCATTCGCGCGGTTGATTCCGTCGCCTAATCGGTCGAATACTGTATCAGATAAAGGTAATACAGCCTCTTCATATTTGCCCTCGCCAATTTGTGCAAGTGTAGCGCCATAGGTAAGACCACCCTCGGCCAATTTTGGCATGCTCTTATTGCTGAACATAGCACCAAAGTTGCCGCCTTTGAGAGAACCGCCTAAATTACCAACGCTACTCAATGCCGTTGCCTGTGCTATGCCTGCCGCCGTGCTACTACTCCAAGCAGCGAACCCAGCCGCTGCACTAGCGCCAAACGTTGCCATACTAACCTGTTGGGCTAATTGGGACCATGCAGGAAGTTGAGCTTGTGCCGCTGCAATGCTGGCCGCTGTTTGTTGCGACTGTAGCATTTTGCCAAGAACGGCCTGCTTAACTTGTGCCGCTACCCATTGAGCCAAACTATCGGCGATTGTTTTGAGTATTGCTTTACCCATATTTTGAAAAGCCTGTGTAATCGTCATAGTGCCTTGCAATAGTCCAGAAATGCCCTCTTGCAATTTATCAATACCAGCGCTTGCAGCATCCCATATTAGCTGTTGACCGTTGAAATGGCTATCCATTACAGCCTGCTGATATTCTGTAAGCAATTCTTTCTTTAAATCATAGCTTTGTTGAGTAGCTACATATTCATCACTAAGCGCTTGCTGTAATGCCTCGAAGTTCTGCGTACGCATAGCCTCGTCAATGTTCCATTTTTCCTCTTGTAGCTCTCGTTGTAACTGTGCAGATTTAGCATTAAATTCTTGTTGTTTAGCAAGAATCTCCTCATTCTTCATTGTTTCAAAAGAAATCATACCGTCTGTTGTTTGTTCAAACGCAACGCCACGAGCTTTTAATTCGGCTATGTATGCTTGCTGTCCTTTAGGGTCTAACTTCACAAATTTATCTTGCATTTCTGCATACTTATCTGTGATTTCATCAATAGCATCCATATAATCATGTTTCAACTGCGTCATAGGGGATACGCTACCAGTGGAATCCTTAGGCGCTATGTTGAAATTGAAATCTTTTACATAATCTCGTACAGATTGCTCAATTTCTAGTAGCTTTTGAGCCTCTTCCTGCTTGGCTTTAGCGCGTTTATCTGAATAGATAGCCTCTAAGTTGGCTAAATCCTCATTATAATTGACATTTGCGGCTTTCGATTTGTCGAGTTCCTCAAGTTCTTGCTTGTATTCAAGTTGTACAAGGCCTTGCTTGTCTCCCAACATTTCAAGATAAGATTGCAGTATTTTTTCATGCGTTTGTTTAGCCTCTTTGACGAGTTCGTCTTGTTTGCTCGAACCACCACCGCCAGCGCCGCCACTACCGCCGCCACTACCGCCGCCACTACCGCCACCGCTACCGCCGCCAGTGTCATAATCAGCACCACCACCGCCAGCGCCAATATCAGCGGCTCCGCCGCCAGATAAGCCCTCAGTGATTTGCGAGGCCATACTAACACCAGTATTGACAATGTCTTGTGCCGTGTCAGCGCTGATAGTGTCAACCTGTTGTATTGCGGTAAATGTAGTACCAAAGAATTTAGCAACCTTGTCGCCTACGCTGTTTAGTTTTGCAATTAACCAATTAAGCCCCTCGATAATCTTATTCACACCCCAAACTGCAGTATGAACGATAGTAGAGAATACCGAGCTTAATGTATTACCGAACCCATTAGAGGCGGCTGCTGCCGTTGCGAATACAGTAATCAATGTCATAAGAATTGATACTAATAAGCCGATTGGATTGGCTCTCATTACCAAATTAAGCACCCGCTGCGCCGTAGCTGCCGCTAGTGTACTGCCACGCAATGCCAAGAATAAGGATTTTAATACAGTAGTCCCCATTGTTAGCGCCCCAACTGTCAATATAGTGCCTTGAATTGCCACTCTGACCGCCGTCATTGCCACGCCGTAGGCTCTAGTCGCTACTGCTGAGGCTAATTGTGCCGTTTTCAATGCTACTGTTTTAACAGTCAATGCTGCCGTCTGAGTACCGCATAATGCCATAGCTGCCCTATATGTAGTAAACGCTACAACAACGGCCAATACGGCTGCGCTAACCCTTGGCATGGTAGTGATAAATAAGCTTGTAAAGCTGCGTATCGTTTGGCTTATTACTGCAATAATCGCTTTCAGCCCGTTAAATGCAGCGCCTATGATGCTAATCGAGGCCGAGGCTGTAACTGCCATAGTACGAATTGCAACGCCAACGCCTTGAACGAACGCTTGAAAGTCGCCATTTTGAGGAATAGCTGAAAGCTGTTCAAGTACAGGCTGAAAGGCTAATAACATTTCATTCTGGATAGATTGACCTACTTCGGCGAACGTCATCGGAATTTCAGCAAATTTTGCATTTGTTTCCTCGGCACTATTTAATAATGCCTCTTTGATGATGTCGGCTGTAATCAACCCTTGAGATGACATATCTTTTAATTGACCTACAGTAAGGCCCATTTCTTGCGCAATAGATTGGGCGAGCATTGGCGCGTTTTCCATAATGGAATGGAATTCATCGCCTTGCAACTTACCAGCCGCCATAGCTTGCGTCAATTGATACATCGCCGCGCTTGATTCTTCAATGCTAGCGCCCGAGATTTTGAATTGCTTATTCAACTGCTCGACGAACATAATCGCTTCATCATTCGAGCTGAATGCATCTTTTGCCAGCATATTAAGCTTAGCCACACTATCAGCCATGTCTACATAGCTACCACGGGACCGCTGCGCCGCGTCGAATACCTTATCCATGATTTCAGCCGTGGTCTGTGTTCCGTCATTAATAAGGTTAATTCGAGAACGTACACTTGTTAATTGGTCGGCTGTCTGTGCCGCTGCCGTTGCCACATCTTTGACTGCTGTCGCTGCCAAACTAATGCCAGTAACAGCGCCAGCGAATTGCAAGCCCTTATTTACTTGGCCCATTATGGATTTAATTTCATCACGAATGCCAGCCGCCTCTTTGGCTACTTTGCTGCCCGCCTCTGATACGCCTTTTGGTAGGTCGGTACTAAGCTTATTGGCAACTTTATTTATGGCCGCCTGTGCTTCTGTACTGTCGGCACTAATTCGTACATTGATATTGCTATCTGCCATTATCTATATTTCACCCCCTGCCTCTCTAAATTCACGAATAAAATCCGCCTCATCTTGGCGCTTTTGTGCGTCTGTAGGCGGATATAAAATATCTATAAATTTTTTCGGCTCAATTGCTTTTGATAATTGCGTGTTCATGATGTTTGTTACCCAGAACGCTCTATTCTGGTCTTGGATTTTGCAACGTCGTTCATAGCCCTGTACGAGTTTCCTATACTCAATAGGCTGTAATCGCATTAATTCCCAAGGTTTTAACTCGAGTACGCTATACGCAATTTCTTCGGCATTTCTCAGCCATAAAGAAAAAGAGGGGGCGCGTTGGCCCCCGTCTAGTTTTTTAGTTGTTCGGCCTCTTCATCGATTGCCAATTTATCAGCGTTTGTAAGTTCGTCGGGGAACATTTTATAATACATTTTCATGCCATATGCTCCGCTCGCTACAATCGCTTTCATCAATGGCGCTTGCAGTGTCAACAAGCTTACATCGCTATCTTCCTTAGAAAGTAAATCGTCAATCAATTCAAAGTATTGCTGAGGGTTCCGCTTATGGTGTTTCATGCCGATAGCGTAACCCGAAACAATACTATTAATAGGCCATGTCGGCATTTGTAAAAGTTCACCAATAGGCTTGCCTACTGCCGCCTCTAATTCCATGAGGCGCTGAATGTTGAACATAATATAATCGCCGTCTCTAAATAAATTACATGTAACTGTTTTCATAAATAACTCTCCTATTGTTTAGCGCTAAAAAAGTAGGATTATTCTGTTGAATTAAACGCCAACCGCTGGGCTACCTGCTGGTGCGTCTTGTAATTCGGATAAAGGACCGACGCCATTCAAGGACCCTTTATAAGTCGCCACGCCGTCATGAGGCGTGTTGATAGATAATTCTGTTACGCTGGCGATACCAGTGAAATAACGTTTATCTGGGTACTCGAATTTAATCATTACATTATCGCCGTCAAGGAATGCTTTTTCTAATAGTTTTAAGCTTTCCTCTTTTGGCATGAGCAATGTTTCGATAGAGAAAGACCATTCTTTAAGACCTGCAATAGTGGATTTCCAACCGCCAGAACCTTTGTGAGATGCGTCAATGCTATCAGCTTTACGAGAAAGGTCGCCGCTACGTTGGCCGCCTAATAATAGCCATTTAGCGCCAGCTTTTTCATCTGTGCCAACGTTTAAATATAAAAGGTAGTTCTTGCCAGCCGTTGGCATATCTACCGCCGTTGGTTTATATAGTTTTGTTTCAGCCATTAATAAATACCCCCTTTAGTATCATTGTTTAAATCATACAAACGAGCCTCGAATCTGTATTGAGTACCGATAAACGGCCTCATACTATCATGGTCATCTGTTTTGTTGGTGCAGCGAATATCAACAACTTGGTACCCGCTATTTTGCAATACACAATATTCCTCGTTAAGCACGCCACACGCCTCACGAAACGCAATCAAGATTGTCTCTATTTTGCTTTCGAGTTCAGATATTTGTGCATAGGCTGCACTAAATTCGTGACTATCTGATTTAGTCCATACTTCAACATAAAACTCTTGTTTCAGCATGTTATGCACTTTATCGTCTATCGGCGTACATTCGCCACGGCCTAGCATTACCATGCCAAGCGTATCGACGCCAGCATTTTTAGGATTTAAAAAGCCGAGTTCGACTTTTCCGTCAAACCCAGCTTTCTCGATTGTGTATTTAATTTTATTCAATAATTCAAGCCACATATTAACCACCTCGATAAAGTGGGATACATCTATATCCCGCATACTTCGCTGGCTGCCCTGTTAGTTGCTCCGCCGTGATTTGGTTTTCTAAAACCGCTATTCTATCGTTGATATATTTCAATTTCTTAGAATAATAATCATCATCTTGGCCGTTGCGACTATACTGTCCTGTCAATGAGGCTGCTTTATTCATGCATGTCTCTCGATAGCAGTAGAGTGTAACGAGCTCATCAACAACGAATGAACGAATTACATCGCTCTCTTGCACACCTAGCCGTTTAGCCAGTACATACAGCCATTGCTCGGCTTTTGTCAGCGTTGTTTCAAGCACATTATGGCCTAGTAGCTCATCATCAAATGTCATCTCTTGAAATTCGTATAGCATGTATCAAACCCCTTACAGTTTAATTTCTAAATGCGTGCGGTTAGTGCTTAACTCAATATCTCGAGCCACATCATTGAGAGATACATCAACCGCTTTCGAGAATATATCACGAATTTCGTCGCGGCTATGGTCTAGTGCCTCGTATAAGAACGGGTCGGCCTTTGTGCCTCTGTGATGCACACGTTTAGCGAATACAAACCCATTACCACCGATTGGAACCCAGCGCAACGCCTTTTTATTCTTCGGAAAAATGTCATGCGGCTTAGTTCCCTCATGCACGAACGGGCCATAATATGCTGCTTGATTGTCGATATATACCTCTGCTGTCTTATCGCCAATCATGCGCACATCAATAGCCCTCTCGAGTTGTCCTGTATGAGATGTGAATTTATGGTTATTTTGTGCCGCCGTCTGTACCTCTCTAGCGCTAGCTTTTACCGCTTGCCTCAATCTTCTTTCAAAGATTTCTCGCGCATTCATGATTATTTCTTACTGGATTTTGTAGACTTTTTCGCGCCGTCTGTTGGTTCTTTGTCTGGCTCTTTATCGTCTACGCCGTCCGCGCCGTCTGTTGGTTCTTTGTCTGGCTCAAATGCAGGCTCTAATGTAAAGCCCTCATCAAGCAATTGTTCAAGAATGAATTCATCATCTGTGTATTTGACTACATTCATTCGTACAAGTCTGTATTTCTCCATGATGTACCCCCGTTAATTAAGCGCCAAAGTTAGCCCATACACTAGCCAAGCGATTTTTTGGAACCCATACATCGTGGAATTTACGATAATCAATAGACCAAGCATTTGCCTGCTGTGTAGTGTTAGGGTCAAAAATACGCATATTGTCAGTTTTAGATACTGCAATAGCTGCCGCACGGCTCATAATAATCCAGTTGATAGCTTTCGCGCCTGTATCAGCTTTAAATCCGCCTTTTTCTTGGCCGCTAGTTGTGCCGTCATTGAAAACATATTGAGATTTCATACGAGCACTAGGCACGCCAATAATAGGAATTTCATTGTAAGTGCGAACGCGTGTATTGTATGCGCCATGTGTAAAGTTAGCTACATCGAGCAAGCCTTTTTTACCTGCTGCCTCGTTCAAAACACTTTGAACGCGCGCACTCATTACAATTACAAGGTCGCCAGTTTCGCCGATTAAGTCCTCGATTTCCATAACTTCCTTGTTTAATTGTTTGATGATATTCGTATCATCTGGCGTAAATGCGTCTGTTTTGCGACTTTCACGAGTTGCATATGCAGCCACTTTGGAATAACGATAAGCATCAACTTCTGGAATTACTTGTTCCCTTTGGAATGCAGTCATAACATTTGTACCTGTTGCTAGGAAGTTTGTTTCATCTACATCCATAGAATCAAGCAAGAATTTACGACCGCGGTCTTGTGTGAGTTTGAAATCTTCAAATTTCAAAGATACACCGCCACGATTATAACCATTATCACGGTCATAATTCGCTAAGCCGTCAACGGATAAAGTAGGAATTTTTACGGTATCGCCGCCGTTATATTTAATTTGGCCAGCGTTTACTTCCATAAAGCCAGATGTTGCACCTACTACCATTTGTTGGTCTAGCAAGGTTTGAAAGTTTTGAGCCATTTGTAAAGTATTAATTGCCATGTTTTACCTCTTTTCTTTGAGTAAATCAATTATTTTCGCTTGGTGGTTTAATGCCAGCGATTTTGAACATTTCGGCAAGTTGTGTGTTTCCGCCTGTTGCATTGCCAGCGCCTGCCCCGCTGCCGCCATTTTGTGGAGGTTTAACAGCATAAGGCTTATCAGCAAGGAACGCCGTCGCACACTCTTCAATAGTTCCGATAGTGCCGTCGTCTTTCTTCCAGCCATACGAGCCGTCCTCTTGCACGCTAATTTGTCCAGCGATGAGCTTGCTGAATGTTTGGGCGTCTGTACAATTTGCCTTTGTTAGTGCCGCAATAGTTTGGGCGCTAATTTCTGAATCGGTACGCTTTTGGATTTCAGCTTGTCGAGCCTTTTCTGATGCCTCGTATTTGTCTGTAAGGCCTTTGATTTGCTTTTCAAGCGCAATAATTTCGGGTGTTTTTTGCCCTTTGTTCGCCTCGTACTCGTCAACTTTACCTTTTAACTCGTCGCGCGCCGTTGTTAATTCAGTAATTTTGTTTTCAAGTTTTAGGCGTTCCGTTTTTGCCCCGTCATTGATTTTGGAAATCTCAGATTTAAAACCCGCAACTAGGTCTTTACCGCCCTCAATTTCTCCCAATTTTGCGTACAATTCTGCTAAAGTCATGTATCTATCTCCTTTTCAACATGAATGCGCCACCTTTCGCCTCCTGCTACTGAGTGGCAATATAAAAGGCCCACACCTTCGCCAGTGTGAGCCTGTAAAAACAATTATTTAATTTTAGCAATAAAAAAGCGCTTACAACATAGTAAGCGCTTTAACTCTCTTCAATCACTTTAAGAATATCGGACGTTTTGATTTCATAAATATTCGAATCGGCATTTTCGACTTGAATACAGCCGTCTTTATAAAAGTGTAAGAGTGTTACTTCTTCACCATTTTTAAGTTTAACAACATCAAGCTCTTTCATTTAATCTTATCCTCAGGTTTTACATAAGTACTAATAAGCCTAGGAATTTTTGAACCTGTATCAATTTGCCACGCCATAACCAACTTAATGCATCCGCCTTTTAGCGAATCAACATATTTGGTCAATTCGTATCGCGTGCCATGCTTATTAACTCCCTTTTCAGTGATTTTAGAATCAATAACTGATTTCCTTAAAAACTGTTCAAATTCCTTTGCCCTACTTAAATTATATCCTAAATACTTTTCAAAAGCTACGGCCTTTGGGCCGCCTTGCTTATGTTCTTTGTTTAAACAGTATTTTGTGATTTTATCATCGTCAATTGTGAGCGAATCAATATCGCTGAATGCTTCATATAACGATTTCGGTCGTCTAACCTCAAATATATCACCACTCCACCCGCGCGCTCGTTCTGTCCATGATTCTTTACCGCCGCTAACAACACGCCTGCCGTGAACGCCAAGAATGCGCTCTTGATTGACTTTAGACAATGAATTAATGTATCGCTTTCCGCCCTCTTCGATGTTTTCTTTTGCTTGATGTATATCAACCTCAAAATCATAAACAGGGGCAATCTTGCATAAACAGTGAGGATGAGCGGGTAACGTTGGAAATTTATCCTTTGGATATATCCCTTTACCTAACCCGTAGAAATCAGCATTTGCATACACGTCGCATATATCACATACAGGGTGGCGACTGTTTAGCTGCCACTTCAAGGCCACTACATCATCATCGTTATTATAACGTAGCATTTGCCCGTCTGCGTAGGCTCTCGCCGCCTCTGTGCGTGCTATCCGTTCGGCGTTGTATCGTGCTTTCTCTTGCACGGCTACGTTTACCGATTTTGATAGGTCAATCGCACTCGCCTCGTCAATGGCTTTTATCAATCCAGTATATGCAGCGCGTAGGCTCGGCGTTGTATTCTGCCGAACCTGTCTTTCTGTTTGGCGTAGCACATGCTTGAATTGAGCTACTTCATCATCATTCAAATAGTTAGGCCATTTTAGTCCTCTGACCATTTCGATATATTTCGGTAGCTTATCCGTCTGAATTGTGCCGCCGTTTCCGTAGCCCTCAAATATGGCTCTTGCCATTTGCTTGATTGATTTACTACGTTTCAATGATTGCCGAATCACTTCCGCCGTATCTCGTTGTATCTTGGCCGCATTATTGTGCAGTCGAGTTGATAGTGTTAGTCCGTCGCTCGTCCATGCCTCTTGCATTGCCTCGCTAATTGACTGCGTAGAATAATTAAAAGGCATATGTCCCGCTGCACGATTGGCAACCAGAACGCCATGATATGCATTATTGAAATTCTGTACCATATCAGCCGTAAGAGGCGCCTCTAGCAATTTCATAATAGGATAAGACTTATAGGCCACTCTAACCGCCATATCGGGCGAATAGCCAAGGTCTATAAGTTCCTTTACCATACGTTCAAATTGCTCGAGTGCCTCGTCAATCGTTTTCGCCGTTGCCGTTTTCTTCATCGTCTACGCCCTCATCATCGTCATGCGGTGCGCCGCTATCTAACTCATCAAACGCTTTATTTTGACGTGCCTCATCGGCTGCTTGCTGCGCCTCGTTGATGATTTCGTCTTTAACCTCTTTTTCAAGATTAGGCATATAAGCGTCAATCACTTTCTTCAAGATTTCACTATCGAATGTATCAGAATTAAATTCAAGGTCCTTCGCCTGTTGCGCCTGTGTTAGGCTTTCCGTTACATCGTTGACTTTGAAATCTCGAGGGTACTCGCAAGAATACTCGATATTATCACCGCTCCATAGTTTATATAACGCGATAATGTCATATTCTGCGTTCTCGCATTGTACTGCAAAATCAGAAAGTCGCTGATTAGTACGCTCAAAGTCCCATTGTTTAGCAACGCCACTCTTAGCTTGCTGCACTCCAATTACTGAATCAATACCACTCATGCGATACATTTCATTGATGAGCTTATCAATTTGAGCCATAAGCACCTCAGCGGGCCCCTTATCTGGTGCGATAAAGTCAGGCGCCTTTGAGGAATCATGAGGATATGCGAGCAGGTTATCCGTTCCGATTGTTACATCTGAAAGGCCGTTACTATCTACTGGCATAGTCAAGATTGAGAATGTTTGATTGTAGAGAATTTGAGACAATAATGAGCATAGGTTATAAACATGTGCATTCGTTTTGGCGATACTCAAATACTCGGGCGGAGGTAATATATCCCGCTTACGAGCAGCACGGCCAAACCACTGCACAATAGGAATACGCCCGATATTATGCTCTCCCTCGCAAATCGTCTTGCCGTCGCCGTCTTTGATACTCCATGAGGTAGGCGTCCAAGTATGGTATTGTGTTTTGACTGTGCCGTCCGCATTTGCCAAGTATATCGCATAGGTAAATACAGATAATCGGCCATTATCATCGAATGTGAAATTCATTACATTCTTAGGCTCTACGGCTGTTAGGTATGGCATAGAACGATTAGCCAACGTATCTGCCAGCGAGTTGCCGAATTCCGTTACATTATCAACTACGATGTACATTACGCCGTAGAGTTTCGCAAGCATTGCATTTTGACGTGTGAATTCCTGTAATGTAGTACCCTCTCGGTCTACATCATTAATGAATTCATCAAATAGTACAGATTTGCTATATTCTCGCTTGATTTCATCTTTAAAAATAGGGTCTACGCTCGCATTGAGGATAGGCCCTGTATAGTTTAGATAATATGCAATTTGACGCCGAAAGTTAATCGAATCGGTTCCCTCGCGTCTGTGTGGCGTGATTGCTGCACCGCTGGCGAACATACCGCTACCATAATAGGCGTCATGTAGTATCTCGTATTCATCTGTTCGAGGATTAGAATAAATAATTGCCATGTAGTCCCCTTTCTAATATATGTTAATGCGGCCACTTCTAACCTGTGGCGCGTTTATCTTCTCCGCTATCCCTGTTAATGCGTCGGGCGCGTCATCGTGTGCGTTCTTGCCCTCTCGTTGGTATCTCGTAATGTCAGCAGCCAACTGAGGCCACCTATCACGCCAATTCTTAGGCATATACACATGATTCATAACCCATGTAGCATTGGATTGAATACGGGCTATTTTGTTGCCGCTTTGATGAAACATATTAATCACACACTTATTAGAATTGTATTTCTGTTTGAGTATGCTTTGAACATTGCGCCCAAACCCTCGGCCGCCGTTATTGCTTTCTATATCGGCCACATTCACGCCGTTTCTATGCAGCATATCCGCCACCTCTGGCTCTGTGGTTTCCATAGCATCCTTTGTATAGACTACATCAAGGATATAAGCCTCTCCCTCATATACGCCGTATGTAAAGCTAGCTAGGTAATCGCTGCCAGTATCGGCTGTATCTGTATAGTTCTTGATACAAGAAAATAACACATTGCCTTTTGTATCTCTTGGCAATGTGTCATATGTGAGGATATTCGTGTACAAGCACCCTTTGAGGTCAATCGGTACTTGCTGATAGTTGGCGCTGGCTATATCTTCGCCCATAGCGCGAACCTTTGACATATATGAGGCCTTAGACAATACCTCTTCGCATAGCATTGAGCCGTCATCTTGTAGGGCTTTCATGGTGATGACTTTCGCCTTAAATAGAGGGTCGTCTTTAAAATGTTCAATAGCTCGGCCTGCTAGGTCATCACTCGCCCAGCGCGTCATGATGATTATAATCTTTCCGCCCTCTTCCAAACGTGAAAGCATGGTATTAGTGAACCACTCCCAATGTTTCTCTTTCACGCTGGCATTATAGGCCTCTTCGCTGTTCTTAATAATATCGTCAATAATCATCAAGGAACAGCCGAACCCTGTCGCGGTACCTGTTGGCGATGTAGCTAGATATGAATTTGTGTATCCCTCTAAACTCCATAGATGAGCCTGTGCGTCGCCTACTGCCACATGAACGCTAGGGAATACATCGCTAAATACGATAATATCATCATCGGCTTTATTCTCTTGAATTGCGTTTCTTACCGATTTACTAAACATTTTAGATAATGTCTCGTTGTATGAACCAGTCATTATCTTGGCGGCTGGATTATTCCCAAGCCACCACTGCGTAAGATGCTGCGCCGTTAAACTCTTACCATGTCGAGGCTACGGGGGCAAATTCATAATAAGAACGTTATATTCATCATTCTTGATAAAATGCTCTAGCTCATTGCATAGATTGACTAGGTATTTTCTGCTTTTCTTGTAAAAATTTCCTGTCTTTAACTGGCAATAATAAAAAAACTCGCGCCGTGCGAGTTCCCTTTTAGCTAGTTCTATGATTGTTTCTTTCTTATCTCGAATTTGCATATCCTCACCACCTTTCATGCGTGTATATCGAGTTTAGTCATCGCCAATGAGCTTTTTAATATCAGCCGTATCAATTCCGTCGAATGGGTTTTTAACCTCAACGGCTGCGTCGATGTTCTTTGTGTCGCGCCAATCTGCTGGGCGTCGATTTTTAAGCCAGAATATTAATGAGGTCGAATTCGGCGCCACGTCCTTAGTAGTTCGCTTTACCTCTACGATTTCGCTCTCGCCAGTCTCTGGGTTATATATCCGCTCTTTTACCACTTCATCGTACTTGTAACCCATAGCGCTTTTAAGCAAGGCATTCTCAACCATAATGTCAATAACTTCCTTACCTCTTTTTAATGCGTTTGAAAAGTCGGTATATTTTGCTTTCCATGCGTATAAAGTAGTTCGATTAATGCCGATATTGTTGGCTATTTGTTCATCGGTGAGGCCATTACGCGCCCAACCCTCTAGCTTAATCAAATTATCTGGCTCAAGCCATTGCTCATATTTAGGCGTACGCCCTACTCTACGTTTTTTCTTTGGTTCTGCTTTCTTCGTCTTAGTCGCCATAGTCTCACCTCGTTTCTATGAATAGCAAAAGCACCTCGTCGAGTTCCCTGTTACTCGTCCGAGGTGCTTTCGCCGTTGTATTTTAGTGTAGTTTGAAAGGATGATAAATGAATCGTAAAATCTTTTACAACACCATTCACCACTAACATTATACCATTGCTATATTGCACTGAATATGACAACTTTTTGACAATTTTTATAGTGCGTAAGCTCCAAACAAATATATCGAAAGGTCATCTATTCCTTTTTCGAGCCACCTGTAGATGTTCCGCTCTACTGTATTGTGCTTATCTGCTATTTCTCCAATAGTCATATCGTTAATATAGCGGTCAATCACACACTCGCAATAATGCTTACCGCTGTTTGCGCAATATTCGCTATACGATACTAGCATTCTATCAATGTGTTCAATAATCAATTCAGTGCGCCGCTTGCTGGCAAGAATAGCCTCTATTTGCAATAACCCGCGTCGGTTAAATACTTCATACAATACTGTTTGTAAGTCGCTCGGCGTCAATGTGTCCTCACTTTTAGCGATAGCGCTTTTACAATGTGCTTTCATAGCCGTGTATCCCTCGAGCAGCGTTGTAGTATTCTTATAGGCTCGCTCGTTTTTCTTGGCAAGCATATCTTCATTGTGCCTGTTAAATTCAGAAATCGCCGTTTGTGCTGCTGTCTCTGCAGCTATTTTTACGATTTGCTCCACTTCCCCCTCTGTGAAAGTCCTTTGATGTTCCATATGCTACCCCTTTGCCCATTGTGAAAGTACTGCTACTACAAATATACCAATCATGAGAAGAGTTGTGCAAAACGCCACCCCTATAATCAACATGGCAATATCGAATACTTTTTCCATTATCTCGTCAAGCATCTCGTCAAGCATCTCGTTAAGCATCTCGTTAAGCGTCTCTTTATCCAACTCTTACCGCCTTTCCGTTGACTACCTTATATGCTGTTTCATTTCCATAATATGCACCATTTGGGATGCGTTTATTTCTGATGAGCCATTGCCTAATAAGCGTCTCCACGCCTTGGCGTAATTCGTCAAATTCAGCTTTCGATACATTACTCATCACATCATCATCACACACTACAGTTTCACATTCATTTTTTATTTCTTCGGCTAGCTTACCAGCCCATCCACACGCACGAGGCCACCACTGCGAACACTCAACAAGATAGAACATGTCTTTCTTTTGTTCAATCGCTCTTTTAGCGCCTATGCACTTAGCAGCTGCTAGGCTTTTGATTTCTTTTTCTTTGGTCCATTCATAATTACCGCTCTCGAATGTAATCAAGTATTTATTCATTCATTATCACCCGCCAATTTTGCATATTTCCATGCACTAAAACAATATTCATCATTGCTAACACTCCACGATGTAGCACCTCTATTCCAAGCACATATTGTGCCGTTTTGCACTTTGGCAAAATATCGTTTTTCCCAATTACTTCCCTCTGAACCTCTAACTAATATAGGTGTGTCAACCACCACTTTCGACCAATCAACAATACCTAGATATTCTGCAATATCTAGAATTTCGTTTTCATTTAAACTAGGTAAGACTTTCCCAATCAACCCAGCATATCGAATGCGTCCATTAACCATTACATCCACTCGACCATTAAATATAACTGGTGTATTTGTTGTTAAAAATGAACAACCACCAGCATTTTTAACATAATATCGCCACCCAGCATCATATAGCTTTCGGAGTACCCATTCTTGACCTTGTTTATCTGTAATCATAATCTTTTACCTCATTATAAACTTCTTTAAATTCATCAACATCACATACGCTAAGTTTGCCTTTGTGGTCTTTAATAAGATACTCACTTTTACAACATTCGATTATTCCATCGCTTGTTGTAATTTCTAGTGATGCGTTCTTATGCCAATCAATACCAATTACATCACCAACAAAATCAACTATTTCCATAACGTTAGTGCCGTTGTATTGTATAGCTTCAATTTTATTAGCCTTTTTCACATATATTTTAGCCATTTACCTATTCTCCCCTAATACTTAATCATACTGATTACCTTTTTTGATTATTTAACTAAACCACCAACTTCAAATCTATATACCTTACTTAATCAACGCGTACAGTAATACGCACACTATAGCAACCCCTTTTTATTGCTATTTATTGGCAATCTTCATCACCGCCATCTTTTAAGCATTGATTACACACTTTCTTGTACACATCAACATACGTCTCTCCATTATCTCCGTTATAAGTAACTTCGACATACTTTTTGATATATACACCGCTTACCAATGCTTTCCAGTTTTTTAGCGTTTTGCAGAACCATACTACATACATATCACTAGGTTCTAGTCTATCAGCACTGCAATCTAACTCATTTAATAAAACTGTTCTTGCTGCGTTGATTGCTTTTTCTTGAAATTTATTCATATTTGCCTCTCTATATATTGTTCACATCGTTTTAAAATATCTTTTACTAATTCCAATGGAATATGCGACCTTGTGTTATATCTATTAACACCAGTTATATTTAGCTTATTGAATTTAATGGTATTCTTTATATCATCTTTCAATAATTTCAAATTGATATTACTACCAAACTTTGTAGGTTTCTTGATTGGATAATCATAGTTAATAAATAGTCTGTGAATTCTTTCTTTGTCATGTTATTCCCCTTTTACAGCCCAATTTTTTCGCATTTACAGCCTTTTAAAACCACCCTGTCGATACATTTCATTAGCTTTTGATATTCTAGCTTTGTAATTTCACCCTCATCATAAAATGCTGTGCATTTATGGCTGGCATTTGCCAAGCTGCTTAAATCGTAGCTTGTTAAAATGTAGTCTTTAAGCTTTTTGTACATTGCTGTCATTATCGACTCACCCACTTCATGCAGCCGATTCGCAAGTAATACATCAATTCTTTATCACTCAATGGATATACCTCTTTTCTCGGTTTAGCACGTTTTACAAATCCACCAAACCTCAATAAATTTCCTCTGTAACTATCTGTATCAGTTTCATCAATTATTATCAATCCTGCATCACCCAACATGTTATTAATTTCTTCACGATATTCATCATAAACGCAACTAGGCATTGCGTAATACAAGTACTTTACATTCTTACAGTCATGGTATCGTTTCTTTTTAAAGTCGCGCCTAAAATCATGAATATCTGTTTTGATTTCGACTTCTGTTAGGTATTGTGTTTTTAAATCAAAATATATGAAATCAGCTTCATATTCAGTTCTTCCAGGGCAATACATGCTCACGTTTGGTATGCAGATATTATTACGAAATAGGTGTTTCCCGAGTACCACTTGAATATCATGTTCAGTCATTTTGCACCTCAGAAATTACAAATAATATAATTGACGTTGCATAAAGTCCAATTACTGCAAATAGTACTCTTAACACATCGCCGCCAGTAATTCCGAATAACCCAATTAGCCAAAGTATGAGGGCGATTGCGAGCGCTACGCTCGCAACCTTTCCCATTAACCCAAATACAGCGCCAATTATCAATAATAACCCTTTCATTGTGTTATCTCCTTGTATTCTTCTCGTTTAATATGATATGGCTCACTATTCTCTACGAACATACCTCTATGGTGGTATCCGTATCTGTTAGCCCATGCACGAAATACCTTTGTTAGTTCTTCACTTAATTCGTCTACATGCTCACGTTCTACGTTATATAAATAATCCTCGTCCGTGTCATAGACTTCATCTGGTAGCATTTCTATAACATTTTCGATTACTGCATCCCCGTCAATATCGGGAATGTAAAAACTAGGGTGTCCGATTCCGATAACAATATCATCGTTATCTGTTCTATGTAATTCTAGGTAGCTTTTGACTGCCTGCTCTACGCTATCCTCTGGGCCGCCGATTCCGTTGGGCGTAACCCAGCAATATTGATTCTTATCTTCCTCTAACACAATTAGGCTCCTTTCATTGCTGCTTTTCGTTTCGCCATTGTCTCGCCTCGTTTAATGCCGCATGTCGAGATGAACCAAGAATGTCGGAATTTTGCGTTCAAAGCGTTCAGATATTGCTTCCATAGTCATTCATCTCCATTCTTTCAATTTCATCAATGAGCAACCCTTTATATCCCTCAAACGCTATGGCACTACCATGCGATACATTCTTGAGAATTGTATCTGCCACGCCACTCACAAAAGCCAAGCACTCAATTGCGTTAAGCCCTTTGATTTCGACTTCTAACTCGAATTTTCTATTCTTACCGCATTCTGCCTTAATATATCCCATGTTATCCCCCTTAATCTGCGATTTCTGCGCATACGAATTTCAATGCAATTTCATTTGTGATGATTTCTTTCACGTTGGCGATATTACCGCAATCAATCGTAATTTGATTATTGATTGCCTCTTGCACCGCGTCCGCTTTATCGATAGCATCGCTTTTCGATGAGGCCGCTATAACCGCCTCTATATCAATTTCGCCTTTTAGGCGTAGTCTGTATTCTGTTTCGTTCATGTGTGTGGTTTCCTTTCATCATTAACTTTCGATATTCGATATATGAGATTGAGGTAGGGGCTTTCGGTTTAGCCTTAGCCCCTCTCTTGGCAACTTGTCGGCGTTTTAGCTGTTGAGCGGTGTCGCACTCTCTAGCTTTCGCCTTGGCATATTCATCGCACAAGATACTTGATTCGGCAATTTGATGAATTGCAATCACTACTCTAGGATTGTCCTTATCAAGCCCTACGATTTCCGAGCCGTCATAATTCACGATATATTTATCGTCCTCAATGATTCCAGCGTCTTGCAATATGTCGGAAGTTGCTTGTAATAGGCCAACCAAATCGGGCCAACTGCGTCTGTCTTGTAAATAATAACGGCAACATACTGAGATTGGTCCTTGAACAGCGCCAACATGTGCCAGCTGCAACAATGCCGCCTTTTCGTACCGAATAAATGCGTCCGAGGGTAGGAGTTTTTTGATATTGCCCCTCTTAACAATGCGGCTGCTGTTCTTTTTTGTTCTTGGTTGGCCATAAATTACAATTTCCAAGATTTCACCTCTATATCTTTTGCATTAATTTTTAATTTGGCGCCGATTTCCGCCCCGTCTTGCCATGTGTAATATTTCTCACGAGTATTTTATCGTCGAAAAATTTAAACGAGCATACAGGGCGAATAAATCAATTTTAGATTCTGTGAGACTGCCCCATGAATACTGCGACTTTATACTCGCCGCGTAAGCGGTCATATATGCGGCCGCTGTAATTGTCTTTAGTCCATTTGTCGCTGTAATTAGTTGTGAGGATAATCGGCCTCATGCTGTTGTATCGTTCAATGATGATACTTTCAACTTTTGCCGCTACCCAATCCGATTTGGAATATTCCGCCCCGAAATCATCAAGCAGTAACATTGGAATGTGTTTCAACTTTTGCTCATAGGCAAGGTACGCCACTCTATCGCCTTTTGATAAGGTGAGCATAGTATCAAGCAGGTTAGGCATGGAAATCATCATTGCCCCTGTGTTTAATTTCATCACCTCTTTCAAAATGCATACAGCGAGGGACGTCTTACCTGTGCCAGCTGGCCCCCTTAGTATGAGGCCCTTTCCTGTATTCATGTATTCCGCCAGATTATCCCTGTAATCTTTAACAACGGCATACGCCTCTTTATCATCACTTTGAAATACGCCATTTTCTTTAAGCCAGTCAAAACTCATGTTGTAGTAACGTTTAGGAATGCCAGCAGCTGCGTATGTTTCATTGATGTTAGTTTTAAGTACAATCGGCTTGTCATAGATTGGCTTAAAAAACTCAATCTTTTCCGTAGGTCTTGGCCGCCTCTTGCTCCCAGTTGACTTGCTCGTCTTTTCTCGTAGCCGCTCGATTGCTGCCGCTACATCCATTTGTTCCATTTTCTAACCTCTGATTTTTCAAAATTCCCTCAACGTATCCTATTCGGGATTTGCCTTTCTCTTTTGCTATGCGTAAGGCGTCCGCTACATTGACAAGGCCATATTCAGCGATAAGGTCGTCAAGTTTGCCTTTGACAAAAGAGGAGATAAGCCCGAATGAGCTTATCCACAAATCATATATATCTGTGTTTGACATAGGGGCAAGAGATTGAGAATTTTCGATTTCTTTATCTTCTCTAGTTGTAGATATAGTTATATCTCTATCTCTGTGTTCTAACTCTTTATGTATCTCTTTATGTAACTCTTTCTCTATCTCTTTCTCTCCGTAACAGGTTTGTAACGATTGCGAACATTCTTGTAACATAGGTGTAACATTGTTACATAACGGCGTAACATTGTTACACTCTAAACCTTTTGACTTTTCTCGAAGTTTCCGCATTCTACTGGCTGCAGCGGTTTCTGAGCCTGTATTGTTGTTTGCCTCGGGTAGATAATACTCGTCATTTTCGCATTCAATTAATAAACCATTTTTTAAGAGATAATTTACAGTTATTTGAACATTTTGTTCATCTTCATCAATGTCGAGCGCTAACTCTGAAACAAATGTATCCTCATAGCCGTCAAAGTATAATTTCCCGCCGTCAATGATTGAACGTAATAACATTTTGAGATAGATAATTGTGTAGGTATCCCCACCAGCTACCCGCCGCAATCGCTTAATTTCTTTCTTTTGGAAGAAATCCTTATGCAGCCGTAGCCAGTAATATCGCTTAGGTTCTGCCATGTTGCTCCTTTCTATTTAACAGGTGTAAATGTGATTGTGTCGCGGTCATTTGTGCGTCTAAATAATCCAATTTGTAAGCCGTAATCTAGTACACTTTTTACATTGTTAGCCTTTACGCCTGTTCTTGTTTCTACATTCACCATGAATGACGGCGTATAGGGTATATTGCAATTATCAATGGCAAGTAATATGTCCCTTACTTTCACCCAATCAGCGCCGAATTGAGCGAGCATTTTATCGTTATTTGTCATCATTATTTACAACCTCGCCAGTTTCTGCGTCGATAACCTCGCCACCTACGATATAGGTATCGTGATTTTCTGCAGGTTTGTCAGTCGATTCCTCTGTTTCGGTTTCTGCGTCGATTGTTTCACCGCTGAAATTGACATCAAAATCGCCGTCATTATTCATGCTAATCACGCCGCCGTCATTGGCTAAGGCTTGGCTCATTTGAATACTTTCAATGCTCAACGGACCATATTTTGAAAGCAGGCGTTTAAGTACTGTTTTCTCGGCCATGACGTCAAAATCTGCAAGGCCCCATTTGCTCGTGCCGCCTTTGTAGTTCTTGCTGTATTTCTTGGCGTGTGCCTGTGCCTCGTCGATAGTCATGTACAGCATCTTTTCAAAGCCGTTTGTAAGTCTGAAATAAGCTAGGTATCCGATGACTTTATCGCTTGTGCGTTCGCCGAATCTAAACTTATCAAGCAGTCTATTTTCATATTCAAGCTCGCCCTCGTATACTGTTTTAGCCCCAATATCGGCATATTGTCCGCTGCGTTGGGCTAGTTGGATATAACCCTTATAGCCGAGTTGGAATTGCGCCTCGCCTTTATATGGAACGATATAGGCGAACCCAAGAGATTGATTGATTGGTAAGTCTAGCATGGCCGCTTGTGCTGCCGCTCCGATAACTGTCGCTGGGTTAGCTTGCATTAGATGGTTGTTACTATTTGTAACGGCGATAATACTCGAGATAAACCCAGCTGCCTTTTTGCCGAGCATTTCTTCAAATCTCTTTTTGAATGCTGGTGTTTCGAGCATGCCTTTTACTGTCTTAGCCTCTTCTTGAGCTACGATATTATTTTTCTTTAGTTCAATTCCTGTTGTAGTTGCCATTATTATTTATCCTCGCTTTCTGGGAATGCGTCGCCTCTAACACCAGCCGCATATGCACGTAATGCGGTGATTTCTATTTTTAAATCTATGATTTGGCTTTTCAGATTTTCAATCTTATGACCGTCATATCTGAGGTCATCTTCTAGCTTTTTGTTAAGCTCTTTTAATTGAGCTATTTCTGCAAGTAAATGCTTTCTTTTTGGTTTTGTTTCTACTGTTTCAATTGATGTATTTTCCATTATTTTTTATCCCCTATTACAATTTTTTTGTTCTTAAAATCAATATAGATAGTTTCAACCTCTACATCTAAAATATGTGTGTTAGTCGCAGGCTTAATTTTTACTCTAAAATCGTAAGGCACTGCCTCAATAATTTTTCTTAAATCATTAGCATGCATTATTTAACCTCGAATCTACGACTTAGCTCGCCGATTTTAATATATTGCTTATGTAACTCTGGATAGTCATCCTTGAACGCTTTGGCGTCAAACGTTTCACGCGGTTTCGTAGATTTCCACGAAACATAATGCTCGCCGTATGTCGCTTTTTCGTTATCTTTCAAGAAATCTTTCATCACGTTTTCAATGCCACGCTTTTTAGTTTCTAACTCGGATAGTTGATTTTTGATTTCTAAATAATCGATAATCATGTTCCCGTAGTTAGCAGGTAGCTCCACGCTGCGGCCATTGCTCTTTCGATAGAGTTTTTTGAGCGCGGTTTCGCATTGTTTCGTATCGTCTGGCGCTGGCATGGTCTTACTTTCGACTAATTCCCAGAATGCTGCCCCAGTATCAATAATCGCTTTGATAACTTCCTCATTACGCTTGATTTCCTTGTAATAGAATGTATTTCCGCCTACGAGGCAAGCTATCCACCAGCTAGATTTACCCGTTACCGCCATGTAATGCTGACATTGGATATAATAAGCGTCTGGCACATTGTCGCCGTCCCATTCATTAGCTTTGAATGCGTTGGCCGTCTTACATTCGAGGCCAGCGTCTAGGCCGACGATTTCGCGGTCGATGTTAGCCAACAAATAAGGGTATTCATCACTTTGTAGAGTGAAATTGTTATTGCGTACCTTGTACCCGCTACGTTTGGCGAATTCCTGCGCTACTACTTCCTCGAGTACATTCCCCCAATACATTGGCTCGCTTTCCTTTTCCTCTACTGTGTCGCTTGTTTTATCAAGCCATACGTCAATAGGACTGCGCCAAGGGCTTAGCCCTAATACTGCGGCCATATCTGAACCGCCGAGGCCTAATTTGCGAACCTTTAGCCATTCCTCACGAGTGGCGTTTTTGCTGTCAAAAATTTTCTTGTACATATTTGTGTGGTTTCCTTTCTTTTGACAATTAAGAATAGATACATTACAATGTTGTTGTGTGGTTTCCTTTCGTTTTTAACGACTGGAATTAGGAACCTTTAACGTTTTGCGTTAAGGGTTCTTTTTTTTATGCCAATAACACGGCGATAATAACAAGGCAATGTAAAACGAATACCGCCGAGAGTGCCATACCTGCAATCATTAAAAATTCAATAATAAAATTCATCGTTTCACCTCTAAACTAACCAAATCACCACTGCCGCATATATCAACGCTACCCAGCCAATAACGCCTATAATATCAATAAGTTTCATTCTATTTTTCTTCACACGTCTGCGTCTGCGCCGTGGTCTTTGTTGTGTCATCATTGTGTAGTTTCCTTTCTTTCCATGCCTCAAAGTCCGCTAGATTTTGAGGTTTACTATAAAACTCATATATCGCGTCTATAAATAACTCCATATCATTTACCTATAAAACGATTAATAAAATACTGCTGGCCTTTGCCTGTTACCTTTGGCGTTTTGCTTATTGTTGTTCGCCCGTCTGCGTGAGTAATTGCTGTTTCTTTAATTCTGAAAAGTCCTAACTCCATAGCCCGCTGCGTCGGTGTATTGTAAGAGTTGCCTTTCCTAGAAATCAAATATCCCTCTTTTCTTAGTCGCTCAAACAATCTATTTTGTCCAATGTTATGGCCGTTTTGATTTAACAGTTTTGCTAAATCGCCGATTAATATATCGGTCTCGCTTGCACTTACCGCATCAGCAAATATCACTTTCGGTCGTTGGGCCTCTAGTAATGCTTTGGTTTTATTGTGCTGCTCAATTTCACTAGCGTATGCTTTTAAGGCATCTGGCAATGTTCTAGGGATATCCGTGCTATATGTTCCATATTTGCGTAAGCTAGGAAGTACATCACTTGTTACCCAACGTTTAAATTGTTTTGCATTTGGTAATTTGCTAGATAAAATTAGAGAATATAAACCGCTCTCATTTATTAACCACCCACCACGTTGACCTAAGCTCGATAACGTTTCGTTATTGAGTTTGTCATCAGCATCAACATGGTCGCTAATCGCCTTACTACTATTTTGATAACCTAGAATGTTGGTTACATCTTTTGCTACAAACCACGGCTCATTATTTTGTAGGATAATTCGCACGTCTCCAAACATCGCATTATTAAACACTTGTAAGTTATCGCTTGCATTGACTGGAATTAGGCTCATTGTGTGGTCTCCTTTCTGTCTATAAAAAATAATCAATAGTAGTCCCAAAGAAATCAGCAATTTTTTTCAAGTTATCAATACTAGGTTTATATTTGCCTTGTTTCCATGCCGTCATAGATGACGTTTTAATGCCTAGCACCTTGCACATTCTATAAGGTGTGATATTGTTGTCTTTTAATAGCTTGTCGATTTTTTCATACATGTTGTAAAATCACCTCTTTTCTATCATTCCTTTTAATGAACACGCTCATTTTTGAGCTGGTTAAAATTAATACCGTCATTTAAAATGACACTATTTTTAATCAATCACTCATCTTTGATTAATTCGTTGATAGGAACATCGAAACAATCAGCTAGTTTCTGCAAACTTGTTACGCTTGCTCCATTCTTGCCATTTAACCATTGACCTATAGCAGCCTGTGAAATGCCAGTTTTCTTTGACAGCGTGTAAGCCGTCATATCTTTGGATTTCATAAGTTGCTTGATTTTTTGTAAATTCATTGATTATCACCTCGCTTTTTGCTACAATCAAATTACTAAGTATTTATTTAGTATGTGTAACGCTTTTACATTGCTATGTATTTGCGTTGCTCTGTGATTACATAGTACTACACATATGCTAGTAATTCAATTAATTCACAATAAAAATAGTAAATAAACACAGTTTTATTTTTAAATTAATATAAACAGGTGGCAAAATGGCATATGACCGCATATTCGAGATAATGAAAGACAGGGAATTAACGGCTTACCGAGTGTCAAAAGACACAGGAATTTCACAGGCGTCATTAGCTGATTGGCGAAAAGGTAGGTCTAAACCTAAGATTGATAAGTTGAAAAAATTAGCCGATTATTTTGGTGTATCTGTGTATTACTTAACTGGCGAGGTTGACGGTTTCGACGCCATGCGTCAACAAAAGATAGACTTCATTCATCAGTGCGGCGCTGATATTGACTTATCTATGTATGACGATGATGCTATTGATGATTTATATGTAGCATGTGCGTTGAAAAAGGACGTTATCCAGCAACTTGAAATACCGCAATTAAAAAAGGAACCCTCTACATTACTAAATATAGAAAGTTCCGACGGGATTAATTTAAAGGTTATTCTTGAGCGTGATAATGTATTATCTTATGGCAAGCACATCATCACAGATGATGAGCGGGCTACCATTAAGGCTCTTATAGAGGCGTTTTTAAAAGGAAAATAAATATATACTATTGGGGGTATTAGTATGAAAAAGTTAATTATTGCGGCTGTATTCGCATTATGCACGTTATCGGCGCAAGCTGTAACATTACAGGATTTAGGTGATTATAATAGATATACCCAGTTGCCTAATGCTATGAATGAACTCCAATTCATGCCGATTGATGTGCAGGTGATACATTCAGATGACAATAATAAGCTAGAAATTATCACGCCTATATATAGCTATATGCGAACGCATAGAAATTTTGTTATCACCGAATTTGTAAAGCATTATTATTATGACTTCACAAATCGAAGTATCGTATTAGAAATTACAGAAACAAACCTTATTGATGGCCGTAATGGGAAAACATTAAAGCATGGCAAAAATAACCCACCGAAACGAGTTGAACTACAACAAAATACATATGGCTATTTAGAGGCTATGATTGCACTAGGTAGCGCGCAACGTACTGGAAAATTTACGCCGCCAACTGCAAAATAAAAAAAGCCCCCTATCAAGGGGGCTATACTTATACAATTTGAAAGGAAATCACACAATGAACACTACCGATTTACAAACAGGCGTGATATATGCTCGGTATTCGAGCGATAAGCAACGGGACGAATCCATAGAGGGCCAAATACGAGAATGCACCGAATACGCTCAGCGTGAGGGTATTCTTATTACTAAAATATATACAGATAGGGCTTTATCGGCTCGAACAGATAACCGCCCAGAATTCTTACAGATGATACGAGATAGCAACAATCAAACATTTAATTATGTTATTGTCTATCAACTAGATAGATTCAGCCGTAGCCGTGAGGATAGTGCTAAATATAAGGGTATACTCCGCCGTAACGGGGTTAGAGTGCTGAGTGCCAAGGAACACATCACCAATGAGCCTGCTGGCATTATCCTCGAAAGCATGCTCGAGGGTATGGCTGAGTATTATTCTGTTGAGTTATCGCAAAAGGTAAAGCGCGGCATGACCGAAAACGCCCTTAAAGGCAAGATGAACGGCTCGGCCGTTCCTCTCGGTTATGACCTTACAGAAAGCCACCATTTAGCCGTGAATGCTCACGAGGCCAAGGCGGTAAGGTTAATATATGACTTGTATCTAAAACAGTACTCTCTAACCAAAATAGCGAATATTCTACATAGTAAAGGATATACAACCAAACGAGGCGGCAAGATTTCGTATAGCGTTGTCCGTAGCATATTGAGTAATGAGAAATATATCGGTGTGTATCAATGGGGCGATATTAGAATCGAGGATTCTATCCCGCCTATTATATCAAGAACAATATTTAACGAGGTGCAGCGGATGCTACCGACTAGAATCAAGAACAAAGGACGTAGAAGTGAAATGTATAATTTATGTGGCCGCTTGATATGCGGCGAGTGCGGCGGGCATTATATGGGGTCTACTGCCACATCACGCAACGGCGAAAAACATCATTATTATGTATGTACCAATCGCCGTAAATATCACACATGCAACGCGCCAAACATACGCCGCGACGAATTAGAAGATTTAGTAATCAATCGTACTCTTGAAATCCTAAGGCAACCCCAAATTATAGCCCGTATAGTCGATTTGGTTATGTCTGGGTATAATAACACTACCCAAGAGGCTAAAACGGCCATACAGAGCATGCAGGGCAAAATTAAGGCTATTAATACCGAGCTAGATAATTGTATGACAGCGATTAAACAGGGTTTTATTAATGAACGTTTAAAATCTGAAATTGAAACACTAGAAAAGGAACGTCAAAACCTACTCGAGCAAAAAGCGAACCATGAAAGCGTAATATCACCTATCAAATTTACAGCCGAGCATATCGAGTATTTCCTCGAAAGAATGGCAAACGAAAACCCTACCACAAAAGCAGGCCGTTCGCGTATTCTTGATACTTTTATCAAGAGCGTAACCATACATAGTGATAGGGTCGAAATCGTATTTAATTATAAGAATGAACTGCCAGAATTTAGCGCTCAATCTGCAAGCGGTTCGCATTTTAGCGTTTTGGTGGGCCCACCTGGGATCGAACCAGGGACCGACCGGTTATGAGCCGGTTGC